CGCCGGTGCCGCCCATGTCGTCGGCCAGGCCGACGGCCGGCGACGCTCGCCGGTGAGCTGGCCGGCCAGGCCGACGGGCCCGGCGGCCGCTCGTGCCGATGGCCGGCCGACGGCCTCACGAGCACGGGCCCGCGGCGCCCCCCTATCGGGCGGCCGGACGGCCGCCGATGGCCGGGCGGATTCTCACCATACCAACTGTCCGCCGGGCGGCCGCGGCCGGAAGGGTAGGCGAAAAAAAATTATTTTGAACCCCGCTTGACGTCGATACTTTCCCATGGGATACTTCCGGCATGAACACGAACGAACACAAAGCACGAGCGGCGGCCGCGGGCCTTGACTGGCCCGTAGTCCTGGCCGCATATCGTGAGGCCCGCGGCCTGGAAGCTGCGGAGTTGGAGCGTATCGGCGACGCTCGCCGCGATGCCTTCCGTTCTTCATGCGGCGACGATCACGGCGGCCGATGGAAGGCCCGCAACCGTGCCGCACTGAACGGCGGGGATGCCACCTACATTCGCGGGCTCGACGTGACCGCGGCCGATCGCGGAATGACGGCCGACGAGCTGTTGGACGAGCTGGCCGGCGACGCAGTCACGATGCGGCCGGCCGATGATGTGATGGCGGAAACGATCGACCGCCTAATCGAGCTGGCAACCGGCCAGGCCGACGAGCCGGAATATATCGGGCTCGTGGCCGCGGCCGCGCTCGCCGACGTTACGGAACAATGGATGCGCCAAATGGTCAAGGCCGGCCGCATCCGCGGCCGCAAGGCCGGCCGCAACTGGCAAGTGTGCCGCGCCGACGCGGAATTTTTCGCACGCCACCCGACGGCGGGCCGGCCGCGCTTCCGCGCCTTCCAAGAGGCCGCCCCCTTTTGAATTGTCGCCCATCGGCGACAACCGACGAACAAACCCGAAACCGCCGCGGGAAACCGGCGGGAAACCCACGAGGAGCCCGAACCTATGACCGACATTCTTTCCCTTGCGATCGCTCGCGGCCTGGCCGCCGCCGCTCGTGCCGCTCGTGCCGCGGCCGCTGGCCTGGACGCTTGGCAGGCCGAACTACTGGCCGAACGTGCCGCGGCCGGCCTGGCCGCCGAACGTGCCGCCGCTCGCCGGTGCCGCCGCCGGTGCCGCGCGTGATCGTCGGCCGCCGTCCGGCGGCCGCTTGAACGACAACCCGAACCCGAACCCGTCCGAACCCATAACCCGAACCCATACGGAGCCCGAACCCATGACGACGCAAGCACAACTTGACCGCCTGACCGCCGACAACCTGACCGCCGCCCGAGCCCGTGCCGCGAAACTCCGAACCCACAAGCGCGGCACGTTCGCACGGCTTCAGGCCGCCGACGTGCTTCGCGCCGCTCGTGCCGCCTACCAGGCCGCCGACGAGGCCGCCGACCTTGTCCGATAGCTGCGGCCCCCCGGCCGCCGGCCGTGCCCGAACGGGCCCGGCCGGTGCCGGGCGGCCGGGCAACTTCGCCCGACAACCCGAACCCCTAGCACCAGGAACCCGAACCCATGACCGCGACCGCCACCCGTGCCGACGTTTACGAAACCGTCACCGCCGCCATCATCGCCCGGATCGAGGCCGGCGACGTGCTCCCATGGCATCAACCCTGGAAGGCCGGCAACGCCGCCGGGCCCGTCTCGCGGCCGCTCCGCTTCAACGGCCAACCCTATAACGGCGTTAACGTGCTTTGGCTTTGGATGGCCGCCGAGGCCGCCGGCCGGACGTGCCCGTACTGGATCACCTACCGCCAGGCTCAAGAGTTAGGCGGCCACGTCCGCAAGGGCGAGAAGTCTACGAGCGTCGTTTACGCGTCCACGTTCGCGAAGGACGAAGAAAACGCCGCCGGCGAGAAGGTCCGCCGGAATATTCCCTTCCTCAAAACCTATGCCGTGTTCAATGCCGAACAATGCGACGGCCTGCCCGAGCACTACTACCGCCAGGTCCCGCCGCCGGCCGGCCACGTCGACCCCCTGGCCGACGTGCTCGCGTTCACCGGCCACACTGGCGCCGACGTTCGCACCGGCGGAGCCCGCGCCTATTACTCGCCTTCCGGCGACTTCGTCCAAATGCCCGAGGCGGCCACGTTCGAATCCGCCGAGGCGCACGCGGCGACGCTCGTGCATGAGCTGGCCCACTGGACCGGCCACACGTCGCGGCTCGACCGCGATTTCACCAAAGCTAAGCGATTCGGCGACGACGCCTACGCGGCGGAGGAGCTGGTGGCCGAGCTGGCCGCCGCTTTCCTGGCCGCCGATATTGGATTCGAAGCCTCACCGCGCGACGACCACGCCGCCTATCTCGCCTCGTGGCTTCGGGTTTTGAAGGCCGATAAGCGCGCCATTTTCACCGCAGCCAGCGCGGCGAGCCGGGCGGCCGCCTATCTCCACTCGCTGCAGCCGGGCGGAGCCGGCGACCAGGCCGCCGACGACACCGCGACCGAGGAGGCCGCCGCCGTCACCGCTTGACGATCGACAACCGCCGGCCGCGGCACGTCGCCGCGGCCGGCCAGGCCCCGAACCCGAACCGAGGAGAACCCGAACCCATGACCGCCGCTCAATTTTGCCGCCTGGCCGCCCGATACGCGAACCTGCCCGCCGACGTTCGCCAGGCCGTCGACGCCCTGGCCCTGGCCGATACCGCCGAGGCCGAACGCCACGCCGCCCGCGGCACCGACGCCCGCCGCGCGGCCGAGCGCTACCTACTCGACCTGGACGCGGCCGGTGCCGCCGTCGGCCCGGCCAGGCCGGCCGCCGCCCGGTGCGTGCCCATGTTCGCCGATTGACCGCCGCCCGAAAAAACTTTTCCTGGCCTACTTGCTTTGTTGTTGCCGATCGGATATAACTAGACAACACGCCGCACGAGCGGCCAAACCACGAGGAGCCCGAACCCATGCACCGCTTCGAAGTTTTGGGAATTGTCGACGAGCCCGGCCATTGTGAGCTCTGCGGCACCTACTGTCCCGCGCGCCGCGTCGCCGTCCGCCTGGCCGATTCCGACGACGTTTCATATTGGGGCGTAGTGTGCGCCGCCGAGGCCCGCAGCGGCCGCCGAGACTCGACCCTCGCACGCCAGCTCCGCCAGGAGGCCGAGGAGGCCGGCGAGTATGACGCCGCCCGCCCGCACGCCGGCCGCCGAGCTGGCACCGTCCGCCGGCAGACTCGCCGCGCGGCCATCGCCGCCGCGGCCGCAGCGGCCGCCGAGGATCGGATCGTATGGGCCCGCACGTCGTCGAGCGTCCCCGCTGGCCTCACGCCCGAGGCCGCCGCGGAGTATCGGTATCGGCAGGCCGGCCGCCGGCCAGAGTGCAGCTACATGACCGCCGACGCCGCCGGCCGCCTGGCCGCCGTCGACCGCACCGATCCCGCCGACGTGGCCCGGTTTGCTCGTGCCGGATTCACTCACGCCGCCTGGCTCGACCTCCCATCACCCGAACCCGCGGCCGCCTAACGGCCGCTCCCGCGGCCATCGGCCAGGCCGGCCGGCGCCCGCGGGAGCGGCTGAAACCGCCCCGAACCCATGACCCCAACCCAGGAGCCCGAACCCATGAACGCCCCCGGCTATTACGTCCTGCGAATCGTCGACCGCTGGCAGATGCGATGCCTTCTCGCTAGGCCCCTTGCGTCAAACGCTTCGCCACGCTGCTCGCCGCTTGGGAGGCTTGCGACGAAATCGCCGCCGAGGGGATGCACCCGTACTTCGTCCGCGCGGACGCATGACAGAGAACCAGCCCGGCGGCACGTCGCCGCCGGGCCCGAACCCGTAGCCAACCAGGAACCCGAACCCATGACGACCACATACAACCACGAGCGGCGGCAGGCTATCGCGAATCTGTTTTCGTCGCTCGCCGCAATCCGAGAGCTGGAAACGATCGACCCCGACAACGTGCCCACGCACGCCTATAGGAAGGCTTGCCGCGCGACGTGCCACGCCCACACGACCGACGAAAACCCGTGGCCCGCGGTCCAAATGATCGCCGCGGTGCTCCGCCTCGTCGACCCGAACCCAGGCCCCGCCTTGCACGGCGAGCCGCCCGCCCGCTCCCACTGGCTCCGCCTGGCCTGGCTTGAGCTGGTACGCGCCGCAGCCAACGAGGCCGGGCACGGAATCGGCGACGCGCCGCGCTGGTCGCGGATGCACGCCGGCGAGCTGGCGGCAGAGTTTGACGACATCGCCGACACCTACTAACCCGGCCCGCCCCGCCACCGGCGGCGCCCGCGGCCGCCGGAACCGGGGAAGGCCTGGCACGTCGCCCGAGCCCCAACCCAACCCACAACCAGGAACCCGAACCCATGACCACCGCCGCCCGCGAAATCGACCACGCCGCCTACCCCCGCCGGTGCCGCCGGCTTTCCGAGGCGGAATTGCTCTACATCATCGCCGACTGCCGGGAAAGCCTGGCCGCCTGGCCGGACTGCCCCAACGCCGGCCGCTACCAGGATGAAATCAGCTACGCCGCCGCCGAGCTGGAGCGACGGAGGAGGGGCATGACCGACAGACAACCCACGACCCCAACCCAAACCCACGAGGAGCCCGAACCCATGACGCCCGAACGTGCCCGCTACATCCTGGCCCACACGCTGCTAGGCGGCGACTTCCGCCATGCCTTCCGCCAACCAGGCGACAGCCCCCGCCGACGCCTTGACCCCGACGGTATCACGCCGGCCGAACACGCCGCGATCATGGCCCACTGGCGCACGCTTCCAGGGTGGACCAGCTACCACACGGCAGTGTGCGAGATCGCCCGCGGCGTCGCCGCGGCAGAGTAGAGACAACCCACCGCCGCCGAACCCATGCCCGAACCCATGCCACCGCTTGACCCGCGGTGCCGATCGGCAACAATGGCCGACATGGCACCAAAAATCGACCCCGACCAATACGTCACGATCGGCACCGCGGCCAAGTTAGCCAACGTGTCCCGATTGTGGATGCGCAAGCTCGTGCAGGCCGGCCACGTCGCCGGCGTGCAGATCGACAACCAATGGTTTGCCAAGCGTAGCAGTGTGGAATCCTACGCAGCCACCATGCCGAACGTCGGCCGCCCGCGCGGCGGATCGCACGCCCACTAGGCCAACACGACCGCCAAACCGTTTCAGCTCTTGCCCGATAGTTGCCGATAGGATAGAACTAGACAACCGGCCGCACGAGCGGCCCCAACCCAGGAGAGAACCCATGACCCCAATGGCCCGATACCGAACCCTAGCCAGGCAATCTGCCTTCCGCGGTTGCGACCCGCTCACCCAGCCGATCGTCCACGCGATCGCCGGCGGGCGGGAGATGCCCGAGAAGTTTGCCATCCTCGACACCTACTACGACATCGGCGCCCCCGAGGTGGAGCACCGCTGCGAGCGCATCCGGCGGGAGGTTCGCCGCATCACTGCGGCCGCCGGCATCCCCATGCGCCAGACGTTCACCATGCTTGATTCCAAGATTCCCGCGTGACCCCACCCCAACCCAGGAGCCCGAACCCGTGAACGCACTAGCCGAACGAATCGAATCCCTGCCCGTCTCGACGCTCGCCGACGTGGCCCGTGAGCTGGTCGCCGATATGCGGCCAGAGTGTGATGCCGTATGGAGCGCCGCCATGGGGAGCCTCCAGCGCCGCATGACGAGCGCCGAATACCTGGCACTGTGCAACGACCTCGACGCGGCCTTGAGCTAGAGCACCAGCCCCAACCCCAACCAAGGAGCGAACCCATGACCGACCTCGACCACCTGGCCGCCGCCGGCGGCCGCTTCGTCCGCCTCGCCCGCCGTGAAAAGCGACCGCTCGGCGCGGCCTGGCAAACCCGCAGCACAGACAACCCGGCCGACGTGGCCGCCTGGCTGCGGGCGGGCTCCAACGTCGGGCTCTTACTGGGCCCGGCTTCCGGCCTTGTCGACGTGGAATACGACCAGCCGGAAGGGCTCGACCAGCTCGCCGCCTACGGGATCACCGACCTCGTGACGCCGACCTGGCGATCGGCCCGCGGCGAGCACCGCCTATTCCGTTGGGAACCGTGGATGCCGCCGGCCGCCGTGATCCAGCTGGACGCGATCGAAATACGGCTCGGCGGCCGCGCCGCTCAATCCGTGCTCCCGCCGTCGATCCATCCCGACGGCACAACCTACGAATGGATCGTGCCACCGAGCGTGCCGGTGGCCGCGTTTCCGGCGCAACTTCTGGCGGGAGCCTACGCATGATCCGCGACGCCTTCCGTGCCGCCCTGGCGGTCGCCGTGCTCGCGGCGGCCGCCGGGCTCGCGGTCGAAACACGGCACCAGCTCAACGTCGCCGACCTGGCCTATCGGGCGGCGATCGCCGGACAACCCATGTCACAACCCATCGCCGGACAACCAATGCCGCCAGAGCCGGGCCCGCTCCGCCGGCTTGGCCGTGCGACGCTCGACTTGGCCGACGCCGCTATCGGGATTGTCCGCCGTTAGCCAGCCGGGCGGCCAGGGCGCGCAGCACGAGCCGCATCTGCGGGTCCGACCACCAGAGCCCCAGCAGGACGGTAGCGATCGCGTCCACCGTGCCACGCAGTAACAGCGGCCACAATGGCCCGACGCCATGCCGGGCCTCCCATTGTTCGCGAACCTGGGCCCGAACCAGGGCCACAGCATGATCGACGGCCTTGTGATTCCGGCCGCCGTTCCGCTCGATCGCCTCTAGGTGCTTGTGCGGCCAGTGGCGGACGACGAGGCGGGCCAGCTCGTCGAATCGCCCGCGGCATATAGCCGCGCGATTCCCGCAGACTTGCCGGAGGTGCGCGGTGAGCTGTTCCAGAGCGTCCACGCTCACCTCGGCGGGCACTTGCCGTCAGGGCAGGCGGCCGGCTTTTTCTGGCACCGATCGCACTTGCACGAGCATGGCTGCAGAATGCGGCCGTCCGGCTTCCAGTAGCCGTTGACGCACGTCCGGCCACAGACGCACTCCTGGGGAGCCGGAGCCGGGGCAGGGGATGGGGGTTCGTCCGGCGTCATGCTGGCACGCGCGGCGGCCACCGCAGCGGCAGCCCGCGGCGCCTGGCGGTCGATCTCCGCCGGGTCAGCCGACCACCAGACGAGCAACGACACGAGCCAACGCCAGAGTGTCATTTACCACCCCTGCCCATGGTCGACCATCGGAAACCCGTCCTCGCCGACCGGCGGCGAGTGAACCAGGCGATTTTCGGCCGGCGGCCCTTCGGCAAAGACAGCGATCCAGAGCATCGACTTGGCGGCCTTGGCGATCCACCGCAACACGGGGCGATCGTGCGCCGGTGCCCACGGCGACGGCCTGGCGGCCGAGCCCGAGCACCAGTAGCCCACGGCGAACGCGGCCACGATCACCAGCATTGTCTTGCGATCCATCGAAATACCCTCACAGCGACAGCGACAGGGAGGCCGGGTCAAAAAGAGCGTCAGGAGCGGCCGGCCTGGCTTCCGGCGGCACCGGCTGCAGCCAGTTGCCGTTGTGCAGGTCGCGCCACTGGAAACCCGTTTTCACGTCGCCGATCGCCCAGGCATCGCCCAGCATTCCCTCGACGACGCGACGCCGTGCCCAAAACGAGCCGGCCGGCATATCGTCGGGCCATCTGTTTTCGTGCGGCCCGCACCACGACGGCCCCCAGCTATTAAGCACCAGCACGCAATCGTCGGGCGATCCGTTGGCCCGGTAGCGAATCGCAATCGCCACCATCTGGTGCATCCAGGTGCCCGAGGCTTCCATGATGCCCGACGGCCCGAGCCGCGAATCGAATCCCTGCGACGACGCCAGCGTCACAGGGAACCCGGCTTCTAGCGACGCGGCCAGCTCGGCCCAGGTCCGCACGGCGACGACGTGCCGGCAGGGGCTTTTCTTGGCGAGCGCCTCCAGGCCAGGCCGCCCCTTCTCGCCGCCAGCACCGTACGCCCCCCACTGTTTCGCCAGGTTGGGGTCGTACTTCGTCAGGTCGAGCCCGAGATCGGGCAGCGGTTGCCGATAGACCACCCCCCAATTCTTGAGCCACTTGGCCGCGCCGAATCCGGTGGCACCATCGGACCATCCGGCAAACGAACGATTGAGGGCCTGGCATCGGGCCCCGCCATAGATGGCCTCCGTGCTCGGCAGCATCGGCGGCTCGGCCGCCGCCCCCAACGTCCAGGCCACGCTTTCCTGGCAAAAGACCGCATGCGCCGCTCCCCAGGCCACGCAGTCGCCGAGGAGTTGCCGGCCCACAACCCACGGCTTGCCGTAGCGAGCCAGGTGGGCCCGGTACATCGGCCGGTACAAGAACGTGTCGACGCCGCGGGCCTGGCGCATGCACTCCGCGCCGGCCTGCGCGAAAAACGGCTGGTCGAGGCTCGCGAGAAACGCCCGCTCACCGACCGGGTCCGGCGTATAGCCGAAGTTTTTGCCGGCAGACTTCGCCGGCCAGAAGTGGACGACGGCCGCGGCCGCAATCCCCAGCAGCAGGGCCACGGCGAGCAGACGAGCGGGGCGACGGTCGCGGTACAGATCACCGGCAGGCATCAGCGGCGGCCCTCGCTACATCACGGTAGGCCGACACCCACGCGGCCCGTTGGGCCGGCGACAGCGGGCCACCGGCCACGCCCGCGGCCTGGTCCAGATAGTCCTTGATGGCGTCGCGGGCCATCGGATGCCGGTCGCCGAGGCTGACGCCGCGGCACATGAGCAGGCGAGCCCGCTGGCGGAGCTGGTCCATCGCCTGCCCGCTTTTGAGAAGGGGCTCGGGAAGGCCGGCGTCATACTCCAGCTCGGCCGCGACCTCCTCCATGAGTGCCGCCGTGATCGCGGCATCGACCGCCGCCGACGGCCCGACGAACCGCCCGCGGAGATCGAGCTTTGCGTCCGCCGGGGCAGGGGCGGGCGTCGGCGCGTCGGGCCTGGCCGACGAGCTGACCCATGCGACGACCGCAGCCACGACGAGCAAGGCCGCGGCCAGGTGCCGCTTGCCGAGGGCCGGCAGCTCCACGTCGGCCAGGATGGCGGTGAGCTGCTCGACAAGCCACGGGCCGGCGAGCAACAGGACGGCAGCAATCGCCAGAATTAAGGGGAGCGTCACGCGGCTTTCCTAACGAGCGGCAGGAGCGATTCCACGGCCCCGGCGGCCGCCATGAGAACGAGCGATCGCACGGCCGGCCTAACCACGAGCCAGATCGGATAGGCCAGCGTCGGGATCGCCTTGTCGGCGATCGCGTCAAACAGCAGGCCGACGGCCTCGACGACCCATTCCTTTTTCCTGGCACCGTCGGCCGGGATCGTTTCGGCGGCCGCAATCACAACCCGCATCAGCGATACGGCCAGCTCGCCAAACTCGGCGACCGAAATACCGCCAGCCGCCGCCGCCGACGACGCGGCGAGGAAGGCGCGAACCTTCTCGGCCACGCCAGGCAGTCCGCTCGACGCAAAGACAGGGGCTTCGTGGATCATGTATCGGCCGTGCTCCCGACGCCGACCACGACCAGGTCGATGCTCACGGCACCGCCTGACGGGTTGGCGATATAGATGACGTTGTTCACGCCGTTGGTGACGGCCCAACCGTCCTGGTAGTCGGCGACGCGATAGTCGCCGCCGCGGTTCACGCGGGCGGAATACCCCGTCGTGTCGCTTGGACCGATGCAGCCCACCAGGACGTAGCGGCTGGCCGTCGTCGTGTTCACGACCAGCATGAACTCCTTGAGCGTCGACATGACGACCTTGCCCGCGAACCCGAACGCCGTCGCACCCAGGTCCAGCAGGTCGAGCGAATACACCTGGCCGGCGGCGATCGAGACGCGATCCCTCCAGGCGACGTTGGCCTGGCCGGCCCCGGTGCCGTTCTCGACCGTGCGGGAGGTTTTCAGCTCCACGCTCTCCGCCAGACTGCCGATCGTAGGCGAGTCGGAGAACGAGTAGGTGCAGCGGGAATTGCCGGTGACGGCCAGGGACGTTGCCATTAGGAAATCAGTCCTTCCTCATAGAGCCGCTTGGCCGTTGCGACGTTGCAGTGCAGCTTGAACGCCAGCAGCTCCCAAAACGTGCAGGTCGGCCGCGGCCGACTTGTGATCGAGCCGATCCCAACACTCCGCCGTGGCTGGTAGTGAACGTGCTCGCCGCTCGGCGGAGCCAACGGCACGCGGCCGCTTGAGGTCGTGCGGAAACTGGTTTCGTAGGCAGTCTTACGGGCGATCATGGCGTGGCTCCTACGCTCTATTGTACGTTTGTTCACCGCGTTTCTCGCGCGCGGCCCCGCCATGGCAGCGGTCGAGGGATTACGGCTGGCGGCACTCGGCGAGCGTCGCCGCGTAGCCGGCCAGGTCGATCGGCGTATCGAGCGACGGCCGCGGGCCCATGTCTCGGGCGATCTTGTCTAGGGCCATGACGATCGGCCAATCATCCACAGAAAACGGCAGCTCGCCGGCATCCAGCCGCCGCCGGAACTTGTCGGCAAAGGCCGCATTGAGCAGGCCGACAGTGATACGGAAGTGTTCCTGCGGCGGCCCGTAGGTGCCGCGGCGGTCGCGGATCGTGTCGATCGCCGTCCGCAGAAGGGATTCCGCCGGCGTCGGAGCGGCCTCGACGGGCCCGGCGGACGAGAACACCCGCGGCCGCCGCTCGGCCGGCTCTGGCTCCGGCTCGGGCTCCGGCTGGATAGCCTGGTAGCGGGCCTTCACGCTGGCCCATGCCCGCTCCATCGCCGCGGGGTCCGTGGCATTGACACAGCGGGGCGCGTCGAGGCCCTCGTCGCCATCCGCAATCACGGCACTAGGGTCTGGCAGCGGTACTCGAGTGTCGATCGCGTGACACAGCGGCGAGCCCTCGCAGCAAGCCGCCTCCGCCGCGGCAATCCGCCCCTCGACAGCCGCCCGCAATTCGTCGTTGGCCCGCTCCAGGTCCGCGATCGTCGCCATGAGTTGCTTCCTCTCCCGTAGTAGCCGAAACGCATCCGCAGCCAGCGAGCCGCTCGTGCCTTGATCCCACGTTCCTTGGAACCGCCTACACCGTCGCTCGACGGCCGCCAGGTAGTCGGCCGGCAGCAGGTCGCTCAATCCAGCCTCCGTTGCCGTAGGTCGCGATCACAGAACAACGGATACGCCTGCGTCACCTCGCGGCGGCCATGGTCGATGACGATGGCCGCCTGGCACGGTGGCTCGGCACCGGCAACCTTGATCCGCACAGCGTAGGCTGAATGGCCAATGACGCTGCCGTTTGTGACGTACCGTCCGATGCGGCTCCACGAAAACTGGTGCCAGTGCCCAATGCACGTCAAGTCAGCACGCTCGCTCACGTCCCATGCGGCGATAGCTTTGTTCAGCGGGACGTGTATGCCGCCGATACCGCCCTGGTAGCGGACGGCATGACCATGACAGAAGCGAATCTTGAATCCATCTAGGTCGAGGTAGTTCAAATGCCCCTCGCCTACCTGCCACGAGACGTTCCGCCGCGTCTCGGCCGCACGCATCGTCAGGTACAGGTGATGCTCATAGGACGTGTCAGCCTCGTTCGTCCGCAGCTTCTCCGTGGTGCGGCCGTGATTGCCGCAGCTCGTCGCCACGACGACTTCCTTGGCGTTTTCCGCCACCGCGTCCAGGAACCCGCGAAGCCGCTCGCCGATCCATCGAATCGCGGCCAGCGGGTGCAGGCTGTTCTCCTCGGCCAGCTCTGGATGGATCATGCCGCTGATAAGGTCGCCGCCGAGCCAGAGCACGACGCGGTCGATACGGGTCAGCTGCCGCTCGTGATCGAGCATCGTGAAAAACCGTTCCTGCAGCTCGGCAAGCCTGGCCTCACAGACCTCTAGGTCGAAGGCATTGAGCCCGTTGACCGTCTCGGGACGGACGACTTCCTCGCAGTGAATGTCGGACAGCAGGACGACCATGGTCGCGGCGTGCTTGTCGCTCTTGGCGACACGTTTCGGTGGACGTGTCGCCGAAAGGCCCTTGAGTGCGACAAGTGCGTCTGCCCTTTCCCGCTCGCGGTCAATCTGCCGCAGGGCGGTCTTGTAGCGGCCGCGGAGGCTCGCGACCTCGGCCCGCAGCCTGGCGATCTCCGCCTCGGCGGCGAGCCTTTCGTCCGCGGCCACGTCTGCGGCCACTGATTCGACTAGCTGCGTTTTAGCCATGCTTCGACTGCCTGCTCCCCGATCGTGATTCCGATTGACGCCAAGCCCTTCGCGATCGCCCTGGCCGCCGTCCGCCGCCTTGGCCCGAACTCGCCGCGCTTGTATGCCGCCAAGACCTCTGCTAATTCGACCGCCTGGTTGCCCGTAACCCTCTCGTACCATGGCCTAGTCCCGGAATGCGGCGGAACAATGGCCCTGATCGCATCTATGAGCTTGCTGCCTTTTGCCATTCAGTAATCCTCGTGATCGTCAGCTTGGCGGAACCCTTCGGCGTCCAGGACCGCGGATACGACCTCACCGAACTCTGTAACGACTGATTCGTCTAAGTCCCAAAGCCGGGCGTGCAGTAGTTCATGGATCAAAACCCGCATTAGGTCGATTCCGCGCAGGCTTGATCGGACGCGAATCCTGCCCAGTTCCCAGTTGCAATCTCCGTCGCGATCTGCCGGCACGCGCGTCTTATGCACGCGCCAGAACCGATCGCCGATATGAACGCGCTTGGGCCGGCTCATTCAATCGTTTCTGCCTGATTGTGAAATGGCGTCAACCCCGGCTCCTCGGCGGCACCGATACCGAAATACTCCCGGCCCACGCGATTCATCAGCTCCCGCCGTTCGGGGCATCCGCAACCGTGAAACCCTGCCCAGCTGGCAAGCCGCTCCGCGCGCGTTTTGGTAATCCCGACGGCCGACAAGGCAGAGGCCGCCATGTCCCCCAGGCCAGGCGTGCAGCGGCGGCGAGGGTACGGAGGGTCGCGGCGAGCGCCGCAGCGCGTGCAGCGGCCATCTTGGAATTGGCACATCATCGCAGCTGAAACTCACACTTAGAGAGGCCGAGAAGCAGCGTGTTGAGCTGCTTTCCGGCCTTATCCCAAAATGACGCACCCCAGGGGAAATCGAGGTCCCAACTCATGCTGTCGTTGCTGGCGCTGACGCGCTCGCCTTGAAAAATCCGCTGCGAAACATTGCACCGCAAGACCGCGTGGATCGGATAATCCGTGTTTGCCCCAAACGGAAACGGCAAAACGAAATTGCTAGAGACGCGGATTATTGCGCGGCAGAAAAACGCGATCTCGACCGGCCGCTCGCTGCCGACGCAGACGGGAACAGGCCAGTGCGCGCCGATCACACCAGAGATTTCCAGCCGCTTGCGAGTTGCTACGCCGACCGCCAGGTCCTCGTCATCTTCAAACCAGAACGAGTTTTGCCACAGCGACGCAGACCCGGCGCTTGTGCGACCCAGCGTAAACGCCCCCTGGAGCACAGCGGCAACGTCGGCATTGTTGATAGGGCTGACGTGGGCCTGCGGGATAAACGTGCCCGCTAAATCTACGTCTAGCTCCTGCAGGCAGTTTTCTGTCTGTGAGTGAGTGACGTGGCAGGATCGCGACCATGACGTGCAGTTCGTTTTCGTGCCGGCGGCAGTTGCCATCTCGGCTTCGCCGCTGCCCTGGCATCCTGCGCCCTGCTGAACACCAAACCACTCCGGGGTGCCGTTAGCATTTTGCCCGAGCGGTCGATGGACAACCGATACCGAGTTGTTGCTGGCACTAGCCAGACGCACGGCTATGCGGCTCACGTCGAAGTAGCCAGGCAGTTGAGGTAACAGGTGCCGCAGCGGCGGGCTGACCCCGCCCGCAGCCGACCCGGTATCGAGGCCGTCTGCTATGTGCTCTATATGCGAGAAAATCGCCTCGATGCGAAGCGGGCCGTCGCTTGATATTGCAAGCCTAAGAGGAAATGGAAGCCCCAATCGGCAGGCATTGTTCGTTGCGTCGCCCGCGAAAAACGGGTGAGGGAAATGAGCGATCGTCACAGAATCAACAACGCTCCCGGCCGCGTCTAGCAACTGCATCACCAGACCGCACTCCGCCCACCCGGAACTATCGCCCGTCAGGACGTGGGACGTTAGCGGCTGCACGGCCGAAATCGTCGGCCCAACCTCCAGCTTGAGGCGAACTGTCGCGGCTGGAGAAAGGCCTTCCGCGTTGCACCCAATCAGCACGTCGATCGTGAACGGCCGATAGCGCACGTCGGGCGTTTCCACTGACAGATGCACGATATGCCGCGGCGCGGCGAACGGACCGCGAACCACGAGCGTCCCCGGCTGCGTCAGCCGGATCGCAGATGGACCGCTCGCTGGTGGAACGTACTCGTCCGCAGGCTCGTAAACCGACCCGAGAAAGTCTGTGACGCGCAGATACCAGTCGGCTCTCTGCTTTTGTGTGTAGCCGCCCATGGCAGCCGTGAACGCGGCCACCGCGTCCATCGCAGTCATTTGAAGCACTGTGCTCCACACAAGCCCAAGCTCCTCGACGGCAGCTCGCGCCTCGGCCGTTGTTCTGAACACCTGCCCGAACGTCAGGGGCTCGACGGCGCCGGACTTCACCTGCCAGACGCAAGACTCGTTGTAGCCAGGCCATAGCTCGTACCTGGAGAATCTCTGCTCAAACGCTCCCGGCTGCGACTCAAACGGTATTTCCGGGGGATCGAGCCTCCCGTCCGCAAGCCTTGCGACGCGATACGGCCGCCGGCAGTCGCCGAGACACTTGCAGCATCGGCAGCGTTGCACGCGGCGCGGCACTACATGACCCCCACTGCCCACTTGTAGGCGCCGGTTGGGCCTGTCGACCCAGTGACGCCGCTCGGCCCGGTGGCTCCAGTGACGGCATTTGCAGAGCCGGATGACTGAACCCATAAGAGCTGGACAAGCCCGCACGACGAGGACTGCAGCTGCGTGCGGTCCTCGTTGCGGACGCCGGCGAACCTATGCGACTCACTGGTGAGAAAGACCTTGCAGGCGAACATTCCGCCGACGGCCGCGCGGCCGATGGCGTTGTTCTTGATCGGCTCTGTGCAGACAGCAAATCGGTCTGCGTGCTGCGCAGTCGTCGGCGTGACGCCACGCAGCACTGGCCGCCGGCAGAAATCGGCCTCCTGCGTCGGGCCTGACGCCGGATCAACAGCCACGCCGGCGATGCCCAGCACTCCGAATCGCGGAACGTCGTGCCCGGTGCCGTTCTTGATCCACACTGTATTCGGCGCCGACTCCAGACTCCCCAGCTCGCCACCGGTTCGCACGGTTGGCGCGATCGAGTCGAGCATCTTGTTCCAGGCGGCCGCCGGGATCACGAGCCGCTCGCCAGGCTGGACTTTCTGGTACGGGTCCATCACCGTCTCCTGAATGGTATCCCTGGCGGATAAACGGCCGGGAACCTGTTGCCGATTGACAGCCTGGCGAAGTCCTTGGAGTCGTACACGGAGTTGATAAACACAAACTGCGGCTTGCGGATAATGGTCGCCGGGCCAGCGGATGTTTCGTACATGACACTCATTTGGTCCCAGCCCAACTTTCCTACCACGTCGATATTGCCGACCTTGAAGTTGGTCGCATTTGGCCGCGCCTGGAACGAAAACGTCACGGAAGCCGCCTCGGCGTTGCGGGTGATCTCGCCGCGGGCCCCCATAAACAGGACCTCTCCACCTTGAAACACGCGCCAAGGCTTTTGGTTGATGGTGCCCGTCAATTCGTAGAGCGTCGCGATGTAGGACGTGACGAGATACTCGGATCGAAATACCCATGTCTCCGAGAAGTTGAATAGCGGCACGACCTTGTCGACGCCCTTGACTTGGTCGCCTTCGACGTTGATCGCACCTTCAAGGTCCGGCACCGTCGCGCCCAGTCCTGGGGCGGCGTGCCCAAGTTGACCTTTTATGCCAGTCCACGAGCCGACCACCTGGGTGTAGCCGCCGCCGTTGAACTGTATGGTCTGCGTGACGTGCTCGGTGCCGCCGCTGGTATCGAAACTAATGGTGTTTGCGACAGGGTCGTTTTGGTTTTCCGGGTCCTCCTCCTCCTCGCGGAGGACCGTGCCGTATGTCGCCCCTACTTCGTACCACAGATTTCCGAGACTGCGGACCTCTAGCCGGCTCCGTCTGTGGCCGCTCCAGATAAGCGGAGCAATCTCCTGCCCCTTGTTCTCGGCGGACGTGTAGTCCGCCATGTTTGGGACCAGCCATCGCAGCGTGACTTCGCGCTTCTGGACGCCGTTTTCCTCGGTCGTCAGGCCGCCAGTGCCGGAATCAAATAGCTCGATCTTGTCAGGAAATGCCATTGGTTTTTCTTACGCGAAGGCCAGGCCGCCGCCGCCCATGGAGCGGGCCATACGGTCAAGGGTGGCCGCCATCCGCTCGGACGCGGCGGCAGTTTTCTCGTTGGCCGAAAGGAGGTCTTTGTCGCCGCCAGCGACCGGGGCGGACACGTCCCGCTGTGCGGACGCAAGCGCCTGCTGGATGCCAGCTGGGTCGAACGCTTTTATTCCGCCCTTGCCGAAGTCGCCGACGTTCAAGATTCTGTCGAGGGCGTCGGCCGCGCGGGCCGTGTTGTTGGCGGTCTGCTGGGCGTAATCCAGTTCCGGCCCGACGCCAATCTGCCCTGCAATCTCCGCCGCAAACGTGGATAGCGTTGACGGCGTCGGCGGCTTCGGCTCCTTGCCGGCCTTTGGCTCCTTTGGGTCCTCTGGCGGCTCTGGAGGCATCGGGAAGCCTTCTTTACGCTTCTCGGATCGCTTGGCGGCCGTGCTCCCGTCCGCCTCGCGTGCGGCGGCCTTTTTTGCTTCATCCAGCCTACGCCGCAAGTCCTCTAGCGTGCCGTCGCCCTGGGCCTGCCGCTGGCCGGCTCGGTTTTTCCGTGCTTGCTCGCGCTCTGCGAGGTCGGCATTTCTCTTTTTCTCGCGATCAAATGTTGCCTGTATGTCGGCCTGTGTTTCTTCCATGCTTCGCTGCACATCCTCGTCCGACCTGCCGAACGTTTGGGCAAGGCCCGCGGCCATGGCGCCGGCAAGGCCCGTATACCCGAGGCCGCCGCCGCTAAAAGCTTCCTGCGTGGCACTAAAAATGCCCGCCATCCTGTCTGCGAGATTTGTTGCGTAAACGAGCAATCTATCTATCGGGCCAGCGATCGCGTCGTAGATCGCAAACCCCGCACCAGTCGCCGCGTTTTGGATGCTCAAGAAGAACCCGCCGAAATACTGATCCATCTGCGTTAGCGCGATGGCGAGGTTTAGGTTCATAATTTCCCACGCGCTGGAGAAATCAAGCCGCTGCGCCGCAGCCAGGATCGCGTCAACTTCGCCGCGGAACGCCGGCGATAGCGCGTACATCTTTTGAGCAAACACCGCGAGCGTTGCCGTGGCTGCGATTACCGCGGAGCCGACGGGCGTGAACGCAAACGCCAGCACAGCAACGGCAGCGGCAAGCACCTTGAAAGCGATTCCCACGACGATCGCCGCCGCGCCGACTGCCAGCAAGGCCGCCGTCACGCCGACCACGGCCTGCGATATGCGGGGGAACTGAATCATCAACGCGGAAATCGCATCCATCATCCAGGCGATAGCAGCGGCAGCTCGGGCGGCTCCGTCGCCGAGCGTTTTCGCAAAGGCGATCGCCATACGCTCCGCGGCTCCGCGGAGTTTCTCGAATGCTCCCGACAGGCCAGACATGAGGATCGCAAACTTTGCGGCCACTGGCAGGTTGCTTTCCATGGCATCCGCCATGGTGTCGAAGCCATGGGTGCCGACCTGCAGGAAACCGCCGATAACGCGGATGCCGCGATCGCCGAACACGGTCGTAAGGATTTCGTCCTGGGCCATCTTGTCGACGCCCTTTAGGGCACGCTCGAGGACGCCGACGATTTGGGCGATTGGCAGCAACTTCCCGGCCTGGTCGCGGAAGTCGCCCATGGTGAGGCCGATACGCTCCAGGGCGTCGCGGGCCTCCTTGCTCGGCGACGTGAGCCGCACGAGCATGGTTTTGATGCCCGTGCCGGCCTCCTCGCCGCGGATGCCGAACCTGGCAAGCAGGGCGAGCCCCTGCGACACGTCGAATAGCGACTGATTGAACAGAGCCCCGGCGGAGCCGACGAGGGCGAACGATTCGACCATTGCCAGGATCGAAGTTTCGGATGCGTCCGCCGCGGCCGACAGCGTATCGACGGCCTCGGTTGCCGATACGCCAAAGCTGTTCATGGCGGTTTTCATGAATACCGCCGCATCGGCCATCTCCACGCCCGACACGCGAGCGAACTGCACGGCCGCCTCGGCCGCCCCGCCCAGCACGTCCTCCACATCCATGCCGGCCTTCGCCAGCTCCAGCATCGCGTTGGCGATCTTGGAGGGGCTCACGCCCATGGTTTTTGAGAGCCGCATGGCCTCGGCTTCCATCTGCGCGACCTGGTCGCCAGCGAGGCCGGCCGCGGCGCTCATGCCGAGCAAAGCATCCTCAAACCCTGCCGCTTGCCTGGCGGCCAGCAAAAGCGGCAGGCCAACGGCCGTGCCGGCCAGCATCATCTTTGTGCCGAAGCTCTGCATGGCAGAGCCGATGTTATTGAGCCGCGTCTGCACGCGGTTCATGCCGCGCTGAAACTCTGTGTCCTTCGCGAAAATCTCAACGAAGGTTTTTCCGGCTCGCACGCCTCCAGCCGATGACATACGTCAGTCCTTGAATATCTCGTCGAATAGCTCGGGCGTGATGATCCGCGGCTTGACCTTGGGAGGCTCGTAGAACGGATTGAACTCGTGCGGTTGGTACGGCTTCTGGCGTTTCTTGGGGTCGCGGTGAATCGAATACTGTTGGGCTACGACGCTGCTCGTATGGTTCCACCGCTCTTTTTGGGCGCCCTCGGCCGCCCAGACGAGGCCGCGGAGCGTCCATTGGCCGGGGTGGACTCCGACGATGCCGGCAAGCTCGTAGCAGAGTCGGTAGATGTCAGTAGGCTTTCCATTGCCGCGTCCATCTCCCTCTCTAGCGAGTGAATCCGCGTCCGCATTGTCTCCGCGGCCTTCCGATCCGCCGCCTTCGCCTTCGCGAAGGCCATCTCTAGCGCCGGCCGCAGGTCTTTCCGGCAAAAAAAAATCACTTCCTCGATCAGCGATTCACTTGCCTCGTGCAGCACGTCGGCATTGAACCCGTCGGCGAATTGCTCGGGCGTCACGCCGCGGGCCTCCGCCTGGTCCTCGCACATGACGTAGAGCACCTTGCCGAGCGTGAACACGTCGGAGATTTTCTTGAGGCACTCCTGCGTCGTCGGCAGGTCGAGCAGGTCCACGTCGCACGACGTTTTGACTCTCTCAAATGCCCCTAGGCTTCCCTTGAGATTCCAGTGCCGCCCTTCGGTGTCGGTGAAGGTTTTCATTTGCCGTGCATCCACTGTTTGAGTGTGAACGTGGCAATCACCGCGTCGTCAAGCGGCTCGTCGTCCGTGGAGTCCGAAACGACGAAGTCGGCGCTCACTTCACGGAGGCCGTTCGTCGTTGTAATAGTCACCGCCCTACCGTCAACCTCGGCTGCACGCAGTTTTGCCGCATCGGATGGCTTGAGCACCGCGACGTTGATTTCGTAGGTGCGATGAATGACGGCCGTCGACTGCGCGGCGTGCCCGTACCCCGTCGCGTCGACCTCTGTGGTGCGACGCGACACGTTCACTTCACGCACGCCCGAAAGAATCTGCCCGTCGAGCGTGAATACGCACTCACGCCCAAGGCGATACTTTTCGTTCGGCACGCCTCACCTCACGTTAGGCGCCGGTCACTGACGGGGTCTTACGGAGGGAGATCGTCCACTCGATCGCACCGTCCAGCTCTTGCGGCTCCGAAATGCTCATCACCTGGAAGGTGCCGCTCGGCTGCGCGGGGCCAGACGGCGACAGCGTCATGGTGACAGCGCCGGTCGCACCGATGGTTGCCGAGTGATCCAGGCACACGACCTCGATCGTCGTGTTGGTGCGAACGAACGCAAACTCCTGTTCGTCGTCAGAGCCGCGGGTGGTCACGTCGGCCTCGGCCGCCGTCTCACGGTTGACCGTGACGCTTTTCACGTCCTTGTTCGCGATCGAGCTGGCGAACGTGAAAGACGCATCTTTCCCCAAGTAGTATTTGTGCGCGACTGCGGCCATCTGTGCGGTTGCTCCTGTGCGTCGGGGCGGAAATCGCCTACCTGTACGTCAGTATACCGCAATTAGATGTTGCCGAGCCCGGCCCGCGGTCCGATCGCAGCCTTGAACTGCCCGAAAAACGGTTTTGCCAGGTCGCCCCTGCTGATCGCCTTCCGCAGAGCGGGCTGCATGAATGGGCGTGCGGGGTAGGTAAAGCGTTTTGGCGATCGCCCGCTGTGAGCCCACTTGGCCGTGTTGCGGGGTTGCTGGCCGACGGGTAGCCGCCAGACGATCGGATTGTTGTAGGCACGAGGAAACTGGGGGACGTAGTCCCACCGCTCAAGCATCTGGCTCCCGCCGAACTCGTGCAGGTAGGGCAGCATCTTTCCCTTTTGCGACGGCCCAACGACCGCCGAGTGCGTCACTGGGTCGTAGAAGTTCCACAGATTGCGGCGGAAGCCGAGCATATGGCCGTATGGAACGTGCGTATGCGGCGGCGTGCCTGGAGCGGACGGCGGCCTGGTCTTGATCTCGCGAACCCGTTGGATAATCGCGTCCCTGGTGTTCTTTCGTAGCCCCGGAACCCGAGCGGCGTCGCGGAGCGTCATGTTGGGGTCGGCCCGCATGATCTTGAGCTTGGGCTTTGCCATGCCCATCTTCTTGATCGACCGCTTCGCGTAGTCCTTGATCCGCATGGAGCCCTTGCTTAGCGCACGGTACTCCATGTTCGACAAAGCGTTTTTTACGGCCGCTCGATCGAAAAAGTTATTGACCGTCGCCCGCATGGCGACGCCGGGGATGCGGAACCCGCCCCCCATGCTCGGCATTAGCTGGCCCGTCGGGAAAATCGCCATGACTACGGCCCCGTTGGAGTTAGATGGTCCCGCGGCACGCGATACGTCACGCCGATCTGTGCCAGGAACACGCGGCGATCCGTTAGGGCGTCGCGATCAAACGTCGTCTCCATTGTCGCACCGAAATACCGGGCGTTTTCTGGCATCCCCGGCATCGTCAGCAACTCGCTGCGGATCGCGTCCATGATCTCCTCGGCGAGATTCGCCAGCTGGTCGACCTCGGCGTTGCTGCCGTCCACGAGCTTGCCGATCACGACGACGACCTCGTGCGTGAACAAATCCTGCCCGCGCGCAGACCGCTCGCTCTCGATCGTGCCCGGCACGACGCTCACCTTGAGCGTCCGCAGGTCCGGCCCATCGTAGTCGGGAACATAGAGCCGCCTGGCGACGAGGGACTCGTAAGGTGCCGAGAACGCGTAGGCGGTCAGGCCGTCAGCCAGGGAGTCGGCAATTTGCACGGCGATGGAATCGGGCATGGCTAGGCGGCCTTGGGGCCTTTCTCCTGGGTCAGCTGTTCAAGGAG